AAAAGTTCAACACCACAATCTTTTGTATCGCCGTCCCACATCTGGGAACCATATACTCATATAAGTACCTTAAAGTATAGTTCGGACTCATCCCAGTGTCATCAGTATATACCGCCGGTTTGGAACTAAATACTGGTAGCTGTACCTTTCGCTCGATGTACTCTATTAAAGAGCTTACAGCCTCTCTTTGAGCATTATCTTGATGATACATGTTTTCTCCTCATAACTAATTAACTATGTCTAACAGTAACATGTAGTTATACACTTGTCAATAGGTTAATTGACACAAGGTACTAATAGTGTATTATTAAGGAGTGTTAAATTATCTAGAATTTTTCCAACAGCGTATAAATGTTGTCTATCAACACTTAATGGAGATTGGAGAGTTGGTATTAAATCACAAAAAGATTTTAGATAATTTAGATAAGCGTGTAAAAATTTTAGAGGAGAAAAAATGTTTGAAGAAAAGAAAGAAGAAATAGCCTCATTGGTTAACGAGGAGGTAGAGACTATAGTGCCTGATATTTTCTGTATTTATTGCAGAAAGAGTATTGACAAGGATAGGGAACCTTACACAGTGGTGAAAAACAGGGAAGGTCTTAATGCGTGGCACTATATGTGTTTTGAAAGAGATCATACAGAGGTGATAAGCATGTCTCATAAAACAAAGATCGAACTTGGCAAACATTTAATTCTTTTAAGAGACTCCGGTTCGACCGAGAGGTGGGTAAAGAAGGTTTTAAGAGCCTGCGGTTATAAATGATTTATATATTGTTTGTATTTACGTTTATAGGGTTCACTATGATTTATGTAGGTATTAACAAACTACTACTAGCTAAATGCGATCATAGGTTTGTGAGGAGTGAGAGAGTAGACAATGGGGATAAGAACTTTTATTACATCAATACTTGCAAGACATGTGGAAAACAGTGGATTTTCACACCAATACGAAATAGATTCCAAATCAAAAAGATATCCAGCTAGAAGATTTTACAGAGAAGATTTAGGTATAGAATTTAAAAGTTCTATGGAAGCTAACTACGCCCGATTCATGGAATATTTAGGTGTAAAATGGGAGTATGAGTCGGAGGTTTTTCACTTCCCGACAAAGGCTAATTTGGTGTATAAGACCAATAATAGTAAAGCTTTTAATCAGAATCCTTTTGGTATTTCAGGATACGTTCCAGATTTTAAAATTAGTGCTGGGAGATATATCTGGTACGTTGAGGTTAAGGGTTATATGGATAATATTTCGGCTGAAAAGATACGCCTTTTTCATATTTTTTATCCGTATCTTGAACTCAATCTCGTCACGCCGAAAGAATATCGGTTAATTCAAAAATACTATGCCAATAAAATTAGAAAATGGGAATAATAATGGGGCGAGCATATGGACAGGACTCGCCCCTGTAGTTATGAGAAATATAACTGCCTATTTCATTATATTACAGAATTACCATTATTTCCACCCCTAAAAAGTTTTTCTCTTAATTCTTGCATCCTCTTTTTGTTTTCTTCACGCTGTTTATCTGTTATTTCAATTCCATGCATATCAGGAGCTGAGAGTTTGGCCAAACCCCAGTCAATACACTCATATCCCACTACATGGGCTATAGATACGCCAAAATTCTTAAAATGAATAATTCTAGTAACTCCATCTAATGAAGCCTTCTTAAATGCCTCAAATTGACTCCCGTTTAAGATGTAATTATCACCTTTAGACATAGTCAGTTCCCATCTCTCGTCTTTATAGTTGCGTTGCATCAATTCCTCTTGAGTTGGCATAAACTCCTTTCTGTAATCTCTTTGCGTCATACATAACTTTATACTTATCTTTCTTTACCCAATTTCTGAGTGCCATGCTGTAATCCTTATAGCGTCTCCCCTTCGCTCCAAGCCATAACTCCATATTTTCCTTACAATCTCTAACAAAAGCTACTGGTACTTCATAGTCATTCGCTATCTGATTCAGTAAGTTATCATTTAAAACCAACAAAGATGTGCGTATGTTTTCTCCCTCTCCCTCTATCTTATTATCTTTTATCTTATTCTTATTTCCTTGCAGTTCTTGGTGGTTCAGACTAGCAGTTTTCTGCAAGTCTATACCCCCGTTTTCTACTAGTATGCTTTGCACAAAACGTATCTTTCCTCCCCCGCCTTTTATTCTATACTCAACCTTTAAAATCCCCTTTTTTATTAATGTAGCCACGCCCTTTTCTGTATTAGATTGGGAACAACCTACCACTTTAGCTATTTGCTCATTAGTAAAATAGAATCTATTATTAGAACTAGATTTATAAAATCTGATAAACCCATAAATAAGTGTCTCTATATGTGATAAGTCAAATTTTTCTTTTACATTCAATCTATAAGGGATAAATTCAGGAGTGAATACAGCTTTAGCATTTTCCCTATTTACCTCATCTTCTTCGTGAATAAGTAAAAATTCTCTAGTATTATCCGAATCAATATAAGCAGGTGTCTTTATCATTTAAAAATAAGGGGAACGTGTTGTGCAGCTAAACTTAGGGTAAAACTGCACCCCACATTCCCCATCCTAAGTTTATATTTACCCAGTATTATAAGCAATTTATACAAAAAGTAAAGGCTCGTAATGAGCCTTTTTCTCACTACGAGCCTAAGTAACCTTCTAGCTTTAATTTGAAGCCAGTTTACCAGCCTTATCTAGTGCGTGGTAGTTTTTAGCATACTCACATACGTCCTCAGTTCTTCCGGTGGAATATTTACACAAAGCAGAATTGAGACTCATTTTATCCAGATTGTCCTCTACCCACTTACTTACAATTTCTACACTCTCCTCAAATGACCCAAAGCAGAAGTTATCCAACGCATCGTAACCGAATTCATTACTCATACCAACCTTTGCGCAATCTACATGATGCCCAGTTCCATCCCCTATAGCGTTATTAGAACTCTCTAAAAGTCTTATACCCGCTAGTACCTTGTAATACCCACTATTCTTCATAACACTAACCTTCTCCTCTTCTGTAAGCTGTGTCTTACTTACATTGATATTTGATGTGGTGACTACAGGAACCATTAATGTTTGCGGCTCTCTAGCCTCTACCCTTATTCTCGGCAGGCTCACCTCCAATCTGTCAAAAGCAAAGTAATGTCCGTCCCACCAGTTATTAATCCCCTGTAGAGATTTAACTCCTAGCGCAGTAATAGTAACTATACCGATGATTGATAGAACCATTACTGTCATTAACCTAGCTTTGAAAGATACTCTCTCGGTTTTTACAGCCTTAACTCTTTTTAACTGCCTCTTTCTTTTAGGGTTTAAAATACCCTCTCTAACCTCGTTTATAAGGTTATTATCCTCTATTATTTCCATGTTATCACCCCCTAACTTATATAACTAACTATATCTAGTAGTAATATTACATCCAATATAGGTAGTTGTCAAATACCGATATGGATTATTGACTATATAGGTCACTAGTGATATAAGTGATATGTCCCTAGATTGGATTTGATAATTTTAAATTTTTAAACAACATCTTATCTAATCAAAGGGCTTATAGACAATGCCCTGTTTAAATCACAAAATTGCATATCACCGGAATTATGAGAATACTATTGAAATGCAGAATATAAAGAAGCTAAGGCTTGTTTATCTTTGTGAGAAATGCAGTTATTTAGTTGTTGGGATTTAAAGTGCCAAAAGTATATAGAATAACAGATTTTAAAAGAAAACACGGGGAGTATGTCAGTGACATGTTTAAAAGTGATGATAGGTATATATTCATTGCAAACGAAACCTATTTTGATAAATCATTCATAGTTTCTGATCCTAAATACACTGTTAAGGTACTCAAAGAATCCGGTAGGAATGAGGACGCTGATTTCATCGAAAAGATGCTAGAGATGGTTAAACTCAAAGTATCTCAAAAGTATAGAGATATAAGAAACAAAAGATGATCAAATTTACATATAAACATATAACAAGACTTATAGATTTAATAGAATTAGAGATAGATCGTGTGGAGAATAAGAAGTCAAGGTTATCTGTTAATCCAACTGCAATTAACATCTCAATGGGAGAAACGGGTACAGATACAGAAAGCTTTTATATGGAAGATAAAAGAAGGCTTGAAAAGGAATCCGAACTCTTAAATCAGTTAAAAGATAATTTTCAAAGAGAGTTGGATAAGTTAGAGTTTAGTTTTACTGCCGGAGATAAGATGGATGCAAATGCCACAATCTTCTCTAAGTAGAATATTTTTAACAATCTTGATGGTTGCGTTATATACGATACTTGTTGTTTATATAACTTTAGTTATTCATCGTAATGATGATGTTGATAATACTACTAAAATGCTCTGTATGGAGTATGCTAAGAAGGATCATGAACGGGAGATAGCCCCCGAAAGATGGGAATGGTTAAAACAATTTGGTGACCCTAATAACGTGCTATTCTTCTATCAAAGTTGTTTAAACCACGTTCTATATCCAGTTGCAGGAGAAATTAGATGAATTATGAGGACGCAAAAACAATTAAACAAATAGACGAATCAAAGTATAGGATTGATATTGCAGAACTCAAACCTGTAGAAAATTACAAGCTTGTTGAAAGACCGTCAATAGACAAACTTAAACGATCACTGACAGAAGATGACCAACTACTCCCAATCCTAGTAGATGCCAGACCGCAACATGAGGGTGAAATAATTGGTGGATTTCACCAGTATTTTGCTATCAAAGAACTTGTGGACGAGGGTAAGTGGTTACACGGATCAAAAGCTTGGATTGAACCCAGAGTTCCTAAAGACGATAAACATAAGAAAATCTTAGCTCTGAAACATAACACTCAATACGATATCGCAACTAAAGAAAGACTAGCAGAATACGCTGCGGATTTGATTGATAGTGAGTACGCTTTATCAGACATTCCTGTGATGACTGATCTTCAAGAAGTTACACTACTGGATATTTTTGATGAATTTGGGCTGGGTAAAGAAATTGATACTAGGGAACCAATAAAATTAAAGTGCCCTAACTGTGGGTATGAGGGAGATAAGAGTGATTTTAGAAAAGAAGATAATTCTAACAACCGATCAAGCAAGAGAACGGGTAACTAAATGGGTCAATGACAGACTCGAACCTAAAATGTACTCAGAGGACTTAAAAAATAGATTGATCGAAATAATGTTAAAACATTTTTATGAAATATGAAAAAGCTATTACGATGTCCTGCCTGTCACGATCCTGTAGGAGAGTTAGATGAGAATGGAAATCTGATAGTATTAAGATACGGAAGTGATAAACGTAGAGCAACAATGATAGTAAGCCCAAGAATGGCTGTAGTTTGTACTAAGTGTAACGAAATAGTCTTTTATAGGAAATCTAAATGAGTGACGACACTATAATATTTATTCTGACAATGATAGGGGCTGTTATAACGATAGCAATTATTTTAAATAAAATGCTTATATGAAAAGCTGTTTAATAACCGGAATACATGGTTTCATCGGTAAACACCTTGCTTTAAAATTAAAGAGTGAGGGTTATCAACTTCTCTCGCTAGAAAGAGACGCACTATCAAATCCAGTGACTTTAAAGACCCTTTTAAGGGATGAACAAATAGAGTACATTTTTCATTTAGCAGCATATGGAAATCATGCAAATCAACTGGATGAGGACGAGACTATATCAACCAATATCTTAAAAACATGGTTTTTATTAGATGCCACAAAGAATCATGATTACAAAGCTTTTATTAATCTTAGCTCATCAAGTGTGTATGGTGTAAAAGCAAAACCTATGAGCGAGACTGATGTATTAGAAACAACCACTCTCTATGGTTCCACTAAGATTGCAGGAGAATTTCTAGCTCGTTATCAAGCTATTTCAAAAAATAAACCTATTGTAAATGTCAGACCATTTTCTGTTTATGGAATGGCTGAAGCGGAGCATAGATTTATTCCTACAGTTATAAAGTCGATAAAAGAAGACTTAGAGTTCAAACTTGATCCGGAAGTTAATCATGATTGGACATTTATAACTGATCTTGTTGAAGGGTTAATAGTTGTTGCTAAAGACGCTAAAAAGTTAAAAGGTAGTGTTATTAATATTGGAACGGGATTACAAACAACGAATAGAGATGTTGTAAGAACGATAGAAAGCATTATGGGTAAAGAAGCAAAGTTTTTAGTTGAAAGAAATATGAGAGATTATAGACCTAAAGACTGGTTAGCGGATATTGATTTGATTAAGAGTCTAGGCTGGAATCCTAAAGTTGATCTGTTCACAGGGTTAAAAGAAACAATTGATTTTTATGTCGATACAAAATAGAGAATTAAAAAAAAGAATATTGGAAATTTCATATAAACATAAACTTTCACATTTGGGTTCATGCATCACAGCAGTAGATATTATTGAAGATATCTTTAATAAAAAGAAAAGGCATGAAATATTTATACTTAGTTCTGGACACGCAGGTCTAGCTTTATATTGTGTGCTTGAAAAACATGGAGTAGTAAAAGATGCCCAAGAGTTATTTTTAAAATCAGGTGTTCATCCGGATAGATTAAATACACTACAACATATAGACGGTGATTTATGGTCACCTATAGATTGTTCAACCGGATCACTTGGACATGGTTTAGGTATTGCAGTTGGAATGGCTTTAGCTAATAGAAAAGATATTGTGTGGTGTTTGATATCAGATGGCGAGATAGCTGAAGGAAGTATTCATGAGGCTTTCAGAATAGCCGAAGAACAAAAATTAAATAATCTAGTTGTATATGTAAACTGGAACGGATGGGGAGCCTATAGAGATACGGAAAGTTATTATGTGCCGGTTTGTAGATATGTAAATGTGTTCGAGATAAGAACTGATTGTAATTACTTACCGTTTCTTGAAGGATTAGCCGGACATTATCATGTGATGAATGAAGAGCAGTATAAGATTGCGATGGAGGTCTTAAATGCCGATAATTAACTTTAAACTAGAGTGGGAGAACAAAAGGGAACAAGATGAAACCAAATAAACCACATGATTCACAGCGAGGATACTTTAGCTGGTATCTTTATGACTTTATGGAACAATATAAAAATATAATTTTACTCACCGCCGATCTAGGATTTGGTCAGTTTAATGCAATAAGAGAGGATTTTCCTAGTCAATTTTATAACGTAGGAGCCAGTGAACAAGCCATGTTAGATATTGCTGTAGGACTTGCAATGTCAAATAAAATTCCTGTGTGTTATTCCATAACTCCATTTCTAATCTATAGACCATTTGAAACAATTAGAAATTATATTGATAGAGAAAGTATTCCAGTTAAACTTGTGGGTGGTGGTAGAGATAGAGATTATTTACACGATGGTTTTAGCCATTGGTCAGAAGAACTCCCTATAGTATTACAAACGTTTACGAATATCCGAAGGTTCTTTCCTTCTGAAATAGAACAGATTGAAGAAATAACTAAAATTATGTTGTTTAATGATAAACCATGTTTTTTAAGTCTAAGAAGATGAGAACACACCAAATTATTCATTTTATAAATGGTGAAAAGAAAACACTTTTTGATATTGTTGGAGTAAAAAGTAATGAATTTACTCATCTTAAACTAGCGGATGGTAGGAAAGTGTTAATAAACAATGGAAACGTTTTAATGGTAGAGATATTTGAACACAATGATAAGATAGCTATGAAAACATGGGGGGAGATGTTTAGAGTATACAGTGCTAATGAAAGTAACCACCAAACCAAAAAGTAAAATAACTATTCAGAATGTTTTAGATAGGTATGGAGATGTGATTAAAAATAAATGTGGTATCGAAAGATTTATACCCAGTAAAGATGGGAGTATTAGAATTTCTTATGCAGAAAACTATAAAAACAAAAGACAGTTATGAGGCTACATTTTATATTATGTGGGGTGGGAGACTTGAAAATGTTAGAAAATTGGTATTAAATAAACACACAGCCAATAAACGTGGCTTTATAGATCAATGGACTATTACTGTTTCTAATGTAGCCGATTGGGCCATTGATACATGGAGAACCCGCAATGCCTTTGGGAACATCACGAAGTTCGTGGATGTCCGAAAGAAATTGAAAAGGGATATCAAACGTGAACTCGCAAGTTAGTACTCCTGTTAAACTTACCGCCAAACAAAGAAAATGGATCAAAGTTTATTCTGAAACTCTTAATGCGACGGAAGCAGCGATGCAGTCATATAATTGTAAGGATAGAAATAGTGCAGCTCTTATCGGTCATGAAAACCTAATAAAACTTAATTTCGAAGAGCTAATGGCTGTTATAGGGCTAACGGACGAGACTGCATTGGTATCAATTAAAGACGGTATAAGTGCCACCAGACCCATAATTGATCCGCAGACTAATAAACTATCTAAGATCGCAGATTACGCTACGAGGCATAAATATACCGAAACCCTATTAAAGCTCAAAGGTAAGTTAGACACCCAGAAGATAGAGCTAACAGGTAAAGGTGGTGAACCTCTTAAAATGGAATTACTCGCAGGTATAGGATTCCTTAATAAACCAGATGCCGACAATCCAATTTCCTGATCCTAAAAGAATGATGCCCCATCAGCAAGAGGTCTTGTGGCTTGATGCACATAGATTTAAGGTACTAATCTGGCACAGGCGTGCTAGAAAGACCACAACAGCGATCAATGAGTTGGTTAAACAGGCTCATATAACACCTGGCCCTTATTGGCATCTGTTTCCAACTTACCGTGAGGCTAAAGACTCTGTATGGCGTGATCCTAGAATGTTATTTGGTGTTATTCCGCCAGAACTCATTTTAAAAAAGAATGAATCGGAGCTTATTGTTTATTTTAAAAATGGCTCTTATCTACAGCTTATTGGTACTGACAATCCTGATCGTCTGAGGGGTGCTGGGCCTTTGGGTTGTGTGTTTGATGAATACGATACCATGCATGACGATGCGTGGCCTGTAGTTGAGCCTATACTTAGACAAAACGATGGCTGGGCGTGGTTTATAGGAACTCCCAAAGGTAAAACAAAATTGTTTGAGGCATATCAACGTGGGCAGAGCGAGGAGAATAAAGAATGGAGGTCTTGGTTATTAAAAGCCTCAACATCAGGAATTATTAAACAAGATCAATTAGACGAATCTCGCAGATCGATGTCCCAAGCTTTATATAATCAGGAATGGGAGTGTGAGTTTCTTGAAGGTCAGGGTTCGGTATTCAGAAATGTTCGTGAAGTTTGCGTTTCTGAGCCAAAATCTGAAGTAGCTGGGCATTATTATGTAATGGGTGTCGATCTTGCTAAAGTGCAGGATTGGACGGTTATTACTGTTTATGATAGGGATGATAACTCACAGGTCTATCAGGATAGGTTTCAGAAACTAGAGTGGCCATTTCAAAAGACTAAAATTATGGAGATATCTAAGAAATACAATCGAGCATTAATAATGCTAGACGCAACGGGTATTGGTGATCCTGTAGCTGATGATCTACTTCGTGCTGGGGCTTCTGTCGAACCGTTCAAACTAACCAATGAGACAAAAAAGGATATCATAGAGAAATTAAGCATCTGGATTGAACAAAAGAGATTTAAAATGTTGAATACAAAAGAGACTCTTTATGAATTTGACAATTTCTCGTATGATGTATCAAGTAGTGGTAAAATAACTTATGGTGCTAGAGAGGGTTTTCATGACGATATTGTCATAGCCCATGCTCTTGCAGTGTGGGGTTTACAGCCTATAATACCTAAAGTACCTGTTGTGGAACTTACCAAATTGCAGATAGCAAAATTAAGAGATTTAAAAGAGTTACAACATGATTCAAACGAATACGAACCAATATAAAGAGGAGATAAAACAGAGTATAAAACCTACTCATAACCAATTACACGAGGCGTTAATGGGCATTCAGGATTTATTGGAAAGAAGCACAATAGAGTTCGTTTTATTGGGAGATACGGCTAAAAAGATATCGAGTGAAGAACTCCCAAATTTTAATATGGACAAAATACACATAGGTGTGACGAGACTACACTATCATAAGACAGGTAAATCTATGCTTAAATCACTCCTGTTTCAAGAGCACATAAGTTTTAATGAGGATGAAAATCATTTATTCTTAGATTACAAAGGCGTACCCATAGAAATAGATATAATAGACAATTATTACTCGTTCTTTGTATATCCAGATACCAGATTTTATACTATAACCGAGTTTAAGATACCCAATCCTATGAATGAGTATCTTGAGAAAGCTGCATATGTTAGGTGAGATAATACTTGGTGTTGTAATCATAACCCTCATAGTTGAACGCTTTTTGTACTCAAAGGAGATGAATAGACAAGTGAGAGAGTTGTCCAAACTTGTTAAGTCCAAAGATGTTATTGAATATATTGCGACTCAAGTAAGAGATGAGCCTATTGCACAGAAAATTGAGTCTGAGTTTGTGCCAATTGAGAATGTAAGTGATGATGAATTTTTCGAGAATATAAGAAAACAGAATGCTGGATAGAAATAAATACATTCCAACCAAATATATAGCTGATGAGATCGATAGGTATTATTCTATGTTCGATACCCAAAGACATAGTCTTGAACGTAGATGGTATGACAACAACCTTTTTGATGACGGCTTTCACTTTAAATACATGTCAAGGGTTACCGGCAAGATTATAAACCAGTCAGCACTTGATGGGGATACTCCAACCCGTGCTATACCTAAAGCCAGTCGTCAGATAAGAGGTATTGCTAATCTTTTATCCAGTCTTGATCCAACCCCAGCAGTTTATCCGGAGAAGGTTTCTCAAGCTAGTTATCCAGAACCAGAGCTTTATCAACAGTCACTAAAATTAGCTAAAGCTACGGCTCAGAAAACAGGACATTGGTTGGAGGAGGAGTTTAAAAAACAAGAACTTAAAGAAAAGTTAATCTTAATGATAATTCTGGCCGCAAAACATGGAATATCTTACTTACAGATATGGCCAGATGCGATAGATGAGAAGATAAATACAGGTGTGTTTGACGCCTTTGATATATACCTAGCGGGTAATTTACAATCAATATACGACAGTCCCGCAATTATCAAGGCTGCCCCCGAGCTTATTTCGAGAATACAAGCTAACGAACTATTTGATCCAGCCGCAACAGAAAGGTTAAGTCCTGATAATAGATACGCTTCAAGTGAAGTTAAACAAGCATACATGATGACTAAATACAACGCCGGTCAGGAAAATAGTGCTGCTGCAACATTAATATTGAAAGAGGGGTTTATTAAAGAATATTTAAACCAGAACAACTACGATGAGGCTAAAATGCTTTCACAGAAAACAGGTGCATTAGAAGGTAAGAAGATGGGAGATCCTATCCTTAGACACTCATTCTCAGCAGGAGGCGAGAAATTAATGGATGAGTATTTAGATTTACCAGACTACCCCTTTGTTGATTTTAGAATGGAGCCAGGGCCAATATATCAGACACCGTTAATTGAGAGATTTATTCCAGCCAATAAAAGTTTGGATATAGCGATGAGTAGAGTTGAGAGATGGATGAATACAATGGTTGTTGGTACTTGGGTGGCAAGGGATGGGGAGGATGTGCAGATTACAAACATACCTGGTGGACAGGTAGTTAGGTATAAACAAACCCAACCGACCCAAGGAGTGATGCAGAATCTTCCCCCAGCAGTATTTGATTTCATTCAACTAACTGAAAGAAATATCGAGGAGCAAGGTGCGTCTACCTCAGCATTAGGCAAACTCCCGCAGGGTGTTAAATCAGGAGTAGCTATAGAATCTATAAAATCTACAGAATACGATAATTTAAAGATATCTACAGATATGTTCAAACAAACCACTAGAAGAGTTGCAGAGAAGATGTTGGATATTGCGGATAGGTATTTTATCAATCCTCAAACAGTTTATTATTTAGAGCAAGGTGAGCCTAAGTATTTTGATATTATCGGACAAAGAGGTGTTAATTTTAGAAAAGAAAATAACATCCCATTTAATAATAACGTAATACCGATAAAAGGTGATTATTTGGTTAATATAGAAATAGAATCCGGTACCGGATTTACTCAGGTTGGTAAGAAAGAGACGGCACAACAGATTATAACTTTTATGACAAGTCTTGCTAAAGAAGGTTTGATAACAACAGACGCTATAAAAGTTGTAGTTAAGAAAGCTTTAGAGATGTATCAGTTTGGTTCGACTCAGGAATTTATGGAAGCCATGGATAGTGGTACGCAGACTATGCCGGTTACAGAAGATCAAATGACACAGATGAAAATTGCAATGTTACAGGCTATGAAGGATGCAGGTGTTGTTGGACCAGAGGCAGATCAGAAACTTGTAGACAGTACAAAGGTTGGAGTAGTTGAAGCTATGAAAGATACAGGAATGTTAGATGGTATGAATCAATCTAAGGAGCAACCAGATAAGGGGCCATCTAAATCTATTTCATTTAAAGACCTTCCACCTGAAGGGAAACAACAGATGGCACAACAAGCAGGTATAATACTCGACCCAAATCAGATAAGGAAGGATGAATTACAAAACAAAATAATTGACAAACTGAGTACAAAAAGTAATATATAGTTAGCAGACAAAGGGGCTGCTCATAAGTAGAATCTAAGAGGCTACACCTAGAAGGTGTAGTTTTTTGTTTATAGAACATTCCTATATAGGAGATGTCTAAGAGAGAAGGTGAATTATAAATGGATGTAGATAAGGATGCGTTAGAGAAAGAATTAGGATTATCAGATGATCAAACTACACAAAGTCAAACAAATACCCAGCCAGATGATACAAAAATTAAACTCGGTAGTGAGGAATATACGCAAGATCAGCTTAACGAGCTTGTCGGGTTTGCTAAGAGTGTTAAAGAACAGGAAACGAGGTACAACACCAAATTTGACAGAGTCTGGCCAGAATACAGTAGAAGCCAAACAAGATTAAAGGAGCTAGAAAATGAACTTGAACAGACTAAAAGAAGTGTTGCATCAAATAAATCAGATATCGATCCTGTCCAAGCTGAGGAAGCTAAAAAGACTTTAAAGCAATTGGGAGTTCTCACAAAGGGAGATTTATCTGAGCTAGGAGTTATAACAAGAGAGGATTTTGAACAAAACTATAAGGTTCAGAGAGCAACAGAGAAACTATTAGAGGACTCCGAGGATTTAGAGAAGAAGATTGATGGCAGTGATGGTAGACCAGCTTTTAAAAAGGCGGACATACTATCTTTTATGGCTGATACCGGGATAAAGAATTTAGAGACAGCATACAAGATTAAGTATGAATCTGAATTAGATAGTTGGAAAGAAAACAAGCTATCAGAAGCGAGGAAGAGTGGAATGAATACAATGGGAACAGGGACGGTACCGGGGGTTAATAAGCAACCAAAAGATGTAAAGATAACAAAAGCCAATCTGAATGACATGATATCGGAAGCATTAGAAGGAAAGTTTTAATTTAAAGATTTTGAGAGGTGGTGAATAAATTATGTCAAATGTTACACTAGCTAACGTATCCAACGCTTTGACTAAAGTATTGTTACCTTATATACAGGATAATTTCCCTAAGCAGACCAGACTTTTAGATCAGTTGAAAAGGAACGCAGATGTTACATATTTCAATGATAATTTCTACGCTCCTGTTAGGACATCCCGACACGGTGGTGTTACTAATTTAGCAACCGACGCAGGGTCTCTTGTAAGTGGTAATGCGGCTATCGGTCAAGCTTCTATTGGATACAAAGTGGCGACAGGGACTTTTAGGATCACCCAAGCAGTTCTTGATGCAACTAAAACCACAAAAGGTGCAGTGATGAATCAACTGACCTTTCAGGCAGATACATTAATGAGCGACTTCTCGAAGGATTTAAACCGTCAGTTCTTTTATGATGGTCTTGGTGCAGTAGGGCAAGTTCTAGGTTCCGTAGGAGCAGGTACTGCTTCTTTAACCGTCCCAGATGGAAATTTGGATGATGGCAGAAACGGAACTGTAGACAGAGTCGGTTCGATAAATGGTGATATAGCAGTTAACAAGTACATACAACCTGGAAACATTCTAGGTATAGGTACTGCTGCTGCAGACGTCGGTACAGTTACATCAGTAACTGGTACATCCATTGTTATGACCGGAGCCCCAGCAATCGTTGCAAACGATACTATATACAGACTTGATGGTGATGCGGCAGGAGCAGGAACATCCGAAATCCAAGGTATCATGGCGGCTTTGTCACTCGATACATCAGGAACTTATGCGTCTGTAGCCCGTTCTACATACGGATGGACTCCAGCACTTGGAACCTCATCCGCAGCATTAACTCTTTCGGAAATGGAATCCGTGTACCTATCAGCACTTGAAAATGCTCAGAGTGGCGATAAATACGCTATATTTGTTAATAAAACTCTATATAAGAAATATGGAGATATATTGACTTCAATGAGGCGTAGCGTCGACACAACTGAATTACTTGGAGGCTGGAAAGGACTTAGATTTGAAGTGGGCGCAGGTGAAGTCGGTGTGTTCTTGGATTACGATGTACCCGATGGGGACGTTTTTATCCTTAATCTCGACACATTTACATTGTGCGAAATATCTCCTATGAAATGGGCAGAAGACCCGTCTACTGGAAATGCAGCACTAACCCGTACAAGAGGCTCGTTACTATACGAAGCCACTATGTATTGGCATGTAAACATGTTGTGTAGAGCACCCGGTTCAAATGGTAGGATGGTCAGAAAGACCGCCTAGTGGTTTTTGGTTGCTGTTTTCCACGCTTTTTAAAACAGCAACATTAACAGGATTGAGTATCTAAAGTACCCGAACCTGACCGAATATGATTGACTACGAAAGAAAAGATTACGAAAAGTATTACGTTAAAAATCCTGATGGGGGTTTCTCTCCAGAGAGAAATAAGGCGATAATTGAGCAGTCCATAAAGGATTATGAGAAAGAAAGAGCGTTAAGAAGGAAGTTGTATAGAGATGATTTGATGGAACGTGCGGATGCCACAGTATCTTATTTGATGAAGCTAGAAAGAGCTGGAGACACACCCGCTGAAAGATATTTTGGTAAAAAGGAGCTTTCAAGGTTGAGGGCGCAGAAGATTTTACAAACAATACAGAAGATGACGCCTTTAGGAGCAGTTATTAAATTAGGTTCTTTAGATTGAGGGAGGTGAATTAGAAAATGCCGGGATTAATGAAGTATTTTCCAGACTTTCGTTTTGACAGCAATAAAGTTGCGCCTAATGAGGTCGATTGGAGATATAGATATACAGTCACTAAACCATCTGTAGGTACTGCTGCTGTAGGAACTCTTGAGGCAGGAACTGTAGCTGGTACGTTAACATTGTTATCAACCCAGAATGATTATCCTAGAAACTTATTGTATACGGTCGTAGGGCCATCTGGTGGGGTTGGTGGAACTTTTGCTGCAACTGGTACTAACCAGTTTGGTGTCAGTAAATCAGAAACACTTACTATTGCATCTGCCAATGCAGGTGGTACCGCTGCTGGTACTCAAGTATTTGATACGCTATCCACAATTACTTATTTTCCTAATGGTGTAGATAATACATCGACAGTAACTGTAGGATATGCGATAGGTACTGCTGCTGGTCTTGTGGGTAAATTGGGGTTTCCAGTTAAGATTAAAGCGACAAGTGATGTTAAAAGACTCACTTGGATCAAAAACGGAACCTACACACCTATACAAGCAGGTACGATAGGGACTCTGGTGGTTGATACTACAAACCACGCCTTCAGGGGTACAGCTGTAATGGCTGCGACTGATGAATGGGTAGTAGAGATCAAGACAACCTATGATTACGAAAACGATACAAAGACCGCATAAAACTATTGCTTACTCTGTTCGTAAGTTATAGAATTTGAGTATCGATCTTGTTCACCAAGGGACAGGATGCCTTGTTTGACAGTTCCTTGGTATTGTCGAACAAGGCATTTTGTTTTATATGACAGAACTTAAAGGATTTTTCTATAAAGATTTCAAAAACGACCATATTCCAGAAATAGTAAAAGAAATGTATTTAGATCGTATCTATGCTCAATATATAGAACGTCTAGGAAGAAATGACCTTACTATTTTAGATATAGGTAGTAATCAGGGCCTGTTCTCTTTATACGCCTACCCCTATGCACAAAAGATTTATGCGGTCGAACCGGCTAAAGAACACTGCGAAACACTTAATTACATGCTTAAATTCAATAAAATGGATGACAAAGTTACTGTTATACAAAAAGCCCTCGGTAATGAAAACACAACTACGAAGTTTTATCACAACCCTAACCCAACAGCCCACTCCTTAAAAGAGGCGGTAAGTAAGAAAGACGATGTTCCAGAAGAAGTTGAGGTTATAACTATGAATACATTATTTACTCAATATGGTATAAAACATGCGGACTTTATGAAATTGGATATTGAGGGTTCTGAGACTGATGTTATTGGTGGGGGCGGATTTGAACAGGTGGCAGATAAGATTGATTCGCTTGTTTTTGAATGGCACACATGGACTAACACTAACCCTAACCTCGTCGTAAACGCTCTGAAGGACTATGGATTTGATGTGGTAAGAATACCTGGGGATGCGACTTTATTTGGAGCTAAAAGGAGATAACAAAGATGTCTGTTGAGAATGTTGTTGTGAGGAATCCTATGCTTGGCGGTGGAAGGGAAACGACTATATATTTTGATACTGCAATGGGTAAAGATATATTTAATAGAGAATTCATAGAAGTATTCATAATGCAGGAGTATTTATACAGTC